CTGTACAGGACTTCGGCGTTATCTGTTTAGATACTGCACAGTAAGCTGATCGCCCCCTCTTCGGAGGGGGCTTTTTACTTTATAGGAACTAATCATGAAGATTGTGAGCAAAGACTCGCTACGAGTGACCACACTAGGCGGGACAGCTGTTCTATTTGAAGCAGGCGTACCCAGAGAGATCTCTGCTGAGATTGGCCTTATCGCCATCCAGATGGGTGCAAAAGAATACGACGAAAAAAAGATAGAAGAGAGCGAGGCTGAAGTCGCGGTCTTTGAAAAAATTGAAGAAGTAGCACCACAAAAACCATCAGTCCCTGTTGATGATGAGTTAGTCACTTTTCTTGAAAAGATGATGGATGAAGGTGACCCAAGTAATTTTAAAGCCGATGGTTACCCAAAAGCGGCGGCTGTAAATAAAGCCCTTGGGAGAACGGTCGACACAGATGCTCGAGAAGCTGCTTGGGAATCGATCCTCAACTCATAGGTAAAAACGATGGCAATCACCGTACAGAGCGTAATTGACAGAGCTCAAACTGTGCTTCAAGACACAACGGGAGTCAGATGGCCCGTTGTCGCAGAACTTGTCTTGTGGGTAAATGATGCACAGCGAGAAATTGCCTTACTAAAACCAGACGCCTCAGCAGTTAACGATACGATTACTCTTATTGCAGGCACTAAGCAGGCTATCCCTTCCGGTGGCAACCGTCTACTCAAGGTCGTTAGAAACATGTCTGCTGCTAGCAATGGCACTGGAAAGCGGGCCGTGCGTTTAGTTGATAGAGAAGTTCTAGACGCTCAGACACCAGACTGGCATGACCCTACTGTAGCAGGCGATGCTGCGCACAATGCTGTCGTCAAGCACTACATTTACGATGAGAGTAATCCTCGCAATTTCTATGTATATCCAGGCGTTAGCGGCGCTGCTTATTTGGAGATCATCTACTCTTCAAACCCTGCTGCAGTCGCGCAGAACGATGATTTATCGATCCCTGATATTTTTGCTAACGCCGTGATGAATTACGTTTTGTACATGGCCTACATGAAAGACGCAGAATACGCAGGTAATCAGCAACGCGCGTCTAGCCACTTCCAATTGTTCACGGCGTCTGTCACAGGTAAAGGGCAGATCGATGCAGTTACAAACCCAAACATGGAACGTAGAATCCCTCAGCAAATAGTGGGGGTGTAAATTATGGCGATTTCTTACGAGGCGCTACTACCCGAAATTCTACCGATGGTTCCAGGTTGCACGGATACGCTGATAAAAAACAACATAAGATCTGCCGTCATCGATCTTTGTGAACGAGCGGGCGTGTATCAAGTTGAACTAGACCCCCTGACAACTGTCGGTAATATCTACGAGTATGACTTAGAAGCACCGTCAGGAACGACTGTGCAAAAGATTCTATGGATTACTCACGCAGGTAAAGATCTCGAACCACTAACCTCTACCCTTTTAGAGCAACGAATCCCTAAATGGCGCGAGGGTAATGGCGTGCCCGAATACTACGTACAACAAGGAGCGGCGTTGGTTTGGTTAGTACCGATCCCAACGGCAACGAGCGTATCAAGCACAATTGTAAGAGCGGTACTCAAGCCGACTCACACGAGTACCGCGTGTGATGACGGAGTGATGAATGACTATAGAGACACCATTATTAATGGGGCTCTATTCCGACTTTTAAGAATCCCGAACAAAGAATGGTCTGACCTTCAGGGCGCTAGTGTCTATGGGTCATTATTTAGTGAAGGCACCGTGATAGCGGAGCGTAGAGCGCGTGGCGCTGATACTGGTGTCGCTAGGAGGGTTAGGTATGGCGGAACTTCAGGCGCATGGCGAACAAGGCGCAGACAATACGGCAGCGGAGGCTAACCCTGTTTTTTCTGACATTCGCACTGAGGGCTATTGGGTTATACCAGCGGTGCAGGAAATTTTAGATGAGCAGCCACAGCTTAGCTTTACGACAAACGACATATGCATAGCTTGTAAAGAAGGTTCCGCTGCTCTTTGGGTTGCAAAAGAAGGCTTTGTAATATCGACAGGCGAGACTGATACATTTACTGGGGATAGAACGTTTTTAGTTTGGGTAGCTTGGGCCAGAGACCGTAGGCAAAGTTGCGTGATTAAGTACTACGAATTCTTTGCAGACGTTGCTCGTGAGTCGGGTTTCAAGCACATAGAAGTAAGAACGCCAATCAGAAAGCTAGAGCCCTATTTGATCGCTGAAGGTTGGGATATAGACACAGTAGTCTACACGAGAGAACTCTAATGGGCAGTAAACCTAAGCAACAGGACTATAAACCATCAGAAGGCGAAAAATCATCTGCGTCTGTGGCTATGGCGGAGTACACGTACTTCAAACAAAAGTATGATCCTCTGCTACAGAAAATGCGGGATGAATCGCTTAGCACCAACGACGATAAGATGCTAAGAGGTCGAGCGAATGCCGACACTATGCAAGCACTTACATCTGGCTCGATGGCCCAGCAGGCTATGTCCGGCCAAGGGTCGGACGACCTAGCGCAGGCGTACCAAGGCCAACTTGGTATCGCGGATAGTTCTGCGGAAGATATACGAAACAAAAGGCAGATGAACGTACTCGGCATCGCTCGAGGTCAAGCAGCTGATGCTCAGTCTGGTATGGCGCAAGCAGCAAACTTACAAACTTCTGAAGCTCTTGCCCGTGCTAAGAATAAGCAGCTGGTGTCCAGCGCAAAGATGACTGCTGTAGGACAGTTGGCTGGTGCCACCCTTATGAAGGGTATGCAGAACAAAGCAACAAGAGGCCAGAAAGACACAGGCAAAGTTGGCGCAGATGGTAAGCCGATAATGGAGACAGTCAAAGGTTCATTCTTTAGCCCAGTTAATGACGCTGGCCAAAAAGTTTCTGGTTTCAATAACCGTCTTGCGTTTTCAAATATTTTTGGGGGTGGTTAAAAATGAGTGTGTTCGCGGACACCGTAGAAAGCTTTCAAAATAATTTGTCGTATCAGAATAATGCAGCATTAGGCGGAGGGCTTCCGAATGTGTCGGACCCCGATAAAGCTTATGCGAACATAACGCGACAAGAATATCTTGACTACGTTAGCCAGTATCGCGATTTCGAAGAGAAAATGATAAACGAGTCGCAAACAGACACTTCGTTGATCGACGCTTCTCGCGAGAATTCTCAGCTCGCCTCTGGGATAGCTCAGGGGATATCAGACCGTAACGCAAGTCGGTACGGCGGAGTACTGACCCCAGCGCAAGCGCAGGAACAGAAACGAGCCCTCGCACGGGGTAATACTCTTGGATCTATACAGTCGGTCGGAGACGCGAGAATCGCCCAGCGCGAGCTTAATCAAAATAAACTTGCAGACCTCGTCAATATTGGTCAAGGCGTTAATCGCTCGTCTCAGTCGCAATTGGGCTCAGCTGCAGCGAATGCTACACAACGAAAAAACGCGTACGACTCAGCGAAAGCCGCGTCCAAAGCACAAACTATAAGCACCGTAGGTAGCTTAGGTGCATTGGCAATCATGGCTTACGCCTTTTAAAGAGAGAATTTTATGGCCTATGAACTTTTAGACGGTATGTTAGGCGGTGCGCAAAGCGTAATGGCTTTTGGTCAGCAGCAAACTGCGAATAAGCTGGCTCGCGATCGCTATGATCTCGACGTGAGTAGGCTCGGCGAACAGAAGCGGCAGTACGATCAGTCGTTTGATGAGACGAAGCGGCAGTACGATCAGACGTTTAATGAGAGCGTGCGGCAGTTTAATGCTGGTGAAGTTTATAAACAATACGAATTAGACAGTCTGAAGAAAAAAGACGCGGTGGCTGCGACAAGAGCGGCTAATAACGAACTCTTCAGAACCTACGCCAACGCTGGTTACCTCTCCACAGACATGCAGAACTTGAATGATAATCAGATAAACGACGACATAGCAGCAGGTCGGAATAGTGATAGGTTTGCCACGGCTGAGCAACTCGTTCTAGGTATGGCTACACAGTTCGGGAACCTAAAAGGCGCAATCGCAACCAGC